GGCGTGCCCTTGGATCGCGTTGGGTACCTTGAGAAGATGGCCGCCCAGTACCTGAACGATGCCGAGAGTGAAGAACGCGATAAGTCGCCGATTTATCTGGCCCCGAATATTTCAGTTTACACACGCGGATGCCACGCTATCTTGACACCGAAGGAAACGCTTCACTTGCAATCGCGGTATGCGATCGGTGCAAGATGAAGCGTGCTTTCTCGTCGATGGGCTCGGACCCTAACTTCCCGGGCCTGCGGGTGTGCGATCAAGGGTGCGCGGATCAGCTTGATCCCTACCGACTCGCTGCGCGTCAAACAGAACGGATAAACTTGAGGTTTCCAAGGCCCGACGTTAGCGTGGCCGCCAACGACAATTACCTTATTAGCACCGGGAGCGGCCAGTATTACGTGTCAACTCAACAGAATACACAGACCCCAACTCAAAACGGCAATAATGACACAATTGCCCCCAATCCATCTGAGAGTACCTAATGTCTGCACAAGTAACTATCACGCAGTTGCCTTCTGCTGGGGCTTTGACGGGCACCGAAGCGGTTCCGATCGTCCAAAATGGCGTGACGGTGCAGACCACCACGGGCGCCGTTGCGGGCGCGGGTGCGCTTAACTACCCGTTTCTGACAACGGGCTCCACGGGGGGCCTTACTCAAGCACGCGCCCTAACGGCTGGCACCGGGCTATCTTTAGCTGACGGTGGTGCTGGGACGACCTTGCAGGTCAACATGACCGGGGCGGCGGCGGCTCTGAACGCGGCATCTACCGGCCTACTGGTTAAAACGGGTACGAATACAATTGCCAACGTGGCTTTGGGTGTTGGCAGCGGCATGACAATTGCCAACGCAGATGGCGTAGCCGGAAATCCTTCGATAGGTTTAAACACAAACCTTCAAAATCTATCCAGTCTGTCGGGGACGGGTCTGGTTACCGTAAACGGGTCTACTTTTACTCAAACTACAATTACCGGCGCTAGCAGCCAAATAAGTGTCGCAAATGGCAATAGCGTACCCGTAATTGGTATTGCATCCGACCCCGTAGTTCCCGGCACGGGCGGCATGGTTTTGCCTGTTGGCACTACAGGTCAGCGCGGGTCATCAACCAACGGCAATCTGCGGTACAACACCTCAACGGCCACGTTTGAGGGTTACGCCAACGGTGCGTGGGGTTCAATTGTCAGCGGCTCTGGCGTCAACTCCATCTCTTTTGGCTCAACTGGCCTGACTCCATCCACTTCGACAACAGGCAATGTAACGGTTGCAGGAACCTTGGTGGTAGCCAACGGAGGCACTGGGGTCACCACAAGCACCGGTACCGGATCGGTGGTACTGAGCACCAGTCCAACGTTGGTTACCCCGGCCCTAGGCACACCGAGCGTTTTAGTTGGAACAAACATCACCGGAATTGCCACAGCGTTTACCGCCAGCAACGTCACAACCAACGCCAACTTGACGGGGGATGTGACATCGGTAGGAAATGCAACCACGCTTGCCACAGTCGCCTCGGCAGGCTCTACAGGGTCAAGCACCGCAATTCCCGTCATTACCATCAATGCCAAAGGCTTGACAACCAGCATCGCCACAGCAGCAGTCATTGCGCCCGCAGGAACCCTATCTGGTGCAACACTGGCATCCGGGGTTACGGCCTCATCGCTGACAAGTTTGGGAACGATTGCAAGCCTTGTGGTGACGGCAGGAACTATCGCCACAACCCCGTCAGCGGCCACAGACATTGCCAACAAAAACTATGTCGATACTGTTGCGCAGGGCTTGGATACCAAAGCCTCCGTGGTAGCGGGAACAACGGCAAACATCACATTGTCTGGAGCGCAGACCATTGATGGCATCTCAATCGTTGCAACTGACCGGGTGCTGGTAAAGAACCAAACAGCGCCAGCAGAAAACGGTATTTATGTTGCGTCTGCAACAGCATGGGCAAGAGCGTCTGACATGAGTACATGGGCGCAAGTCCCCGGCGCTTACGTCTTTATCGAAACAGGAACCACTCTTGCCGACACAGGGTGGGTCTGCACAAGTGACGCAGGCGGCACGCTAGGCACCACGGCAATTACTTGGGCGCAGTTCTCAGGCGCTGGCTCTGGCGTGAGTTCAATCACTTTCGGCACAACAGGGCTGACGCCAGCAACCACGACGACTGGTGCGGTGACGGTTGCAGGCACCTTGGCTATCGCCAACGGCGGAACCAACTCCACTGCAACTGCAACTGCGGGTGGCTCTGCATACGGCACTGGAACTGCATTTGCGTTCACTGCGGCAGGGACAGCAGGGCAGGTATTAACATCGGCAGGAGCCAGCGCACCGGTGTGGTCTGGCATCTCGGGCGGAACATTTTAAGGAACTATCATGGCGCAAACTGGTTACACCCCAATATCTTTGTATTACTCGGCAACAGGGGCTGCGGTTCCTACGGCGGGAAATTTAGTCGCCGGTGAATTGGCATTGAATACCAATGACGGCAAGCTGTACTACAAAAATAGTTCAGGCGTAGTCACACTGTTGGCAGGTGCAACTGCTGGTCCTGCTGGTGGCTCGACCACTCAGGTGCAGTACAACAATGCTGGCGTACTGGCAGGAATTACGGGCGCTACAACCAACGGCACAGCACTGACTCTTGTTGCCCCCGTTTTGGGAACACCCGCAAGTGCAACCTTAACGAACGCTACAGGCTTGCCAATTTCCACAGGCGTGAGCGGCTTGGGTACTGGCGTTGCAACTGCGTTGGCGGTCAACGTAGGTACTGCTGGCTCTCCTGTCGTCAACGGCGGCGCACTCGGCACACCCAGCAGCGGCACAGTGACAAACCTGACCGGCACTGCCTCAATCAACATTAACGGCACTGTCGGGGCTACAACGCCTACGACGGGGGCTTTTACTACGCTGAGTGCGACAACATCTGTCACAACCCCTTCTGTAATGACTTCTGGCGCAACTGCTCTATTACTCAGACCGAATGGCGTTACACGCATGACCATCGGTACAGATGGCGACCCAATTACTACAGCAGTCCCCCTAGCAGTCACCGGGACGCTGAGTAGCACCCTTGGCGCAACCATACAAGGCTTGACCGTGGGCCTTGGTGCTGGTGCTGTGTCTACCAACACTGCGGTGGGTGCAAGTGCTTTGGCGGGTAATACTAGCGGTTTTGATTCTACTGCCGCAGGTTACTTTGCATTAAAAGCACAGACCAGCGCAAACGGCAACACAGGTTTTGGTCGTTCTGTTTTAGAGTTAAATGTATCTGGAATTTCAAATACTGGTGTTGGTGCTTACGCTTTAGGGCTTGTAACTTCTGGCAATGATAATGCTGCTTTTGGTAAAAATGCTCTGTACACGAATACGGGTAGTAACAACACGGCTCTTGGCTCACAGGCTTTACAGAACAACACCACCGCCTCAAACAACACCGCTGTGGGTTATCAGGCGGCTTACTCTAACACCACTGGAACTTTTATTAACGCTTTTGGTCGTTATGCGCTGTATTACAACACGACAGGCACTGATAATACGGGCATCGGCACAAATGCGTTGTACCAAAACACGACAGGTAGCGCCAACACCGCACTAGGCATTCAGGCGCTTCAGGCCAACACCACCGCCTCCAACAACACCGCAGTAGGTTATCAGGCGGGGTACTCCAACACCACTGGTGGTTATGGAACTTTTATTGGGTATCAAGCAGGATACGGAAATACTACTGCCGCCTACAACACGGCTGTTGGCGACAGGGCTTTATTTACAAACTCAACTGGTACGGGCTTGGCGGCTTTTGGCGAGGCGGCTTTATACGTTAATTCTAGCGGCACAAACAATACGGCAATAGGCTATAACTCACTCCAAGCCAACACCACGGGCGCATCCAACACGGCACTTGGCAATGGGGCTGGGTATTCCAACACCACAGCCTCAGACAACACTGCTGTAGGTTATCAGGCTGGTTACTATAATGCAACTGCAACAGGCTTAGATGTTTTTGGTTATCAAGCGGGTTTTTATGTAACAGCAAGTTACAACACATTTTTTGGAACAAATGCAGGTCGAGGTGTTTTAAATAATTCTACTGGCGAATACAACGTAGGAATTGGTCGTGCTGCGCTTAATTTGTTTACTTCAGGTGAACGTAACACCGCATTAGGTGTTGCCGCATTAGCCGCAAATAGCACTGGTGCTCGAAACACTGGCACTGGTATGTATGCTCTTGCTAGCAACACCACAGCCTCAGAAAACACTGCTGTGGGTTATCAGGCGGGGTATAGTAATACCACGGGAACTTATAACTCTTTCTTGGGTCATACGGCTGGTTATACAAATTCAACTAGCTCATATTCCACGTATGTAGGCAGAGCGGCTGGATACCTTTCAACAGGAACAGCAAATACATTTGTAGGAAACGCCGCTGGATACAATTCCACAGGAAGTGCAAACACTTTTGTGGGAACTAATAGTAGTACTTCTTATGGTGCTGGTTTTGCCATGACCACTGGCTCCAAGAACACCATCCTTGGCGGCTTTGACGGCAACCAAGGTGGCCTAGACATTCGCACAGCAAGCAACTACATCGTGCTGTCTGATGGGGATGGGAATCCACGGGGTGTGTTCGACTCCAGCGGTAACTTGCTGGTGGGGACTACGACGGCAGGCGCTGGTGCTGGTTTTCCTAGCCGTATTGCTGTCGATGCTGGTGCTGGTGATGTATGTATATTTAAAACTTCAGATAGCACAAATGCTTTTCCTATAAGAGCATGGAATTCTGGAACTACTGGTGACAATGTATGGGTTAATTTTGCAACAGAAACAAGTTATACATCGAGGGGAAGCATTACATACAACCGTACAGGTGGCTTAATTGTTTATGGCACAACCTCTGACTACCGAGCCAAAGACATCAACGGCCCTGTAACTAACAGCGGTGCATTGATTGACTCTATACCTGTTTACATGGGTAAGATGAAATGGGCTACACAAGAGCGTCCAATGTTTATCGCTCACGAAGTCCCTGCTTACGCGCACACTGGTGAAAAAGACGCAGTAGACAAAGACGGCAAACCCGTATATCAGCAAATGGACGCAGGCGCACTTATCCCTGTGATGTGGGCTGAACTCCAATCCCTCCGCGCCCGTGTGGCTCAACTTGAAAGCAAACCATGACAACCTTCACCACCACCATCACCGCCATGTACACGCTCCAGCAGCCTGACCCAAACTATGTGGTCAACGCAATCTGGCAAGTCACAGGCGTAGACGGCAGCAACACCGCCAGCATCGGCGGCAACACGCAGTTTGACTCCCAGCAAGCCACACCGTTCATTCCCTACGACCAACTGACCGAAGCAGTGGTCATCGGCTGGATTCCAGAGTCTGCCATCACCAGCGCACAAGCCTGCGTACAGGGCCAGATTGACTCAATGATCACCCCACCTGTCAGCCCTGCCAACACCCCCCTGCCTTGGAGCCAAGCATGACCCTAGACCTCGACGTAAACGAAATCAACTTTGTCCTGCAAACGCTGGGGCAGCTACCCTCATCCAGCGGCGTGTGGCCCCTGATCGTCAAGATCAAAGAGCAAGCCGAGGCGCAAGTGGAAGCGCCAAAACCCGGCCTTAACGACTGATGAAGCCTGCCCCGTTCCCCGTTCTGTGGTTCTTGAAAGCCAGCAACTCGTTGGCAATCACCATGCCGTGGAAGACCGTCTACTGCCGACCCGGTGAGCAGGGCAACTTGCCTCTGGCAGCGCATGAGGCTGTGCATTGTGAGCAGATCGAGCGGGACGGGGCTATCAAGTGGACGGTCAAGATACTGTATTACCTGATGCGTTACGGCTATTTAAAAAGCCCATACGAGATCGAAGCAAGAACGAAAGCGGGATATTAAGATGAGCCTTGAAGCACAATTCAGCAGCCATGAAGCGGTTTGCGCCGAGAGGTACGAGCAAATCAACGCACGGCTCAAGCGGCTTGAGGGCATCATCATGAAGACCGCCGGGGTGCTTATCTTCAGTATGTCTGCAATCGTCTATGCCAGCTTGACGCTGCATCGGTAAAAATGATTGACCTTACCAAAGCCATCGGAGCAGTTGCAGCCAGCATTGCAGCCATCGGCGGCGGTTACACGCTTGCCGATAAGTTTGGTTGGTTTGACCGGGCTATCCTTGAGTGGTCACCAGAGCATTTTAAGATCACAGCAGCCGCTGGACAGCCCATCAACGTCACAGTGGCCCGAATCAAAAAGCGGGACGACTGCTCAGTGGAAAGTTTTACCCCCAGCATCCGTGACGCATCGGGCATGGTGCATGAAGCAACCACCACAGCAAGCAAGTTCAGCGGCCCAGCGGGGCCACAGATTGACACGTTTACCTATCAATTGACGCTGGTGCAAAAAGAAAAGATTGCACCCGGCGCAGCTACGCTGCTGGCAACCATCAAATACAAATGCCCCGAGGGTGAGCGTGTCGTTCAATACCCTCGCCATGCAAATTTAAGTTTTGACCTTAAAGGCTAATCATGCTAACCCTGCTCTCAACTCTGATTAGCTTCCTCGCTGGCGGCCTGCCCAAGCTGCTGGGTTTCTTCCAAGACCGCGCTGACAAGAAGCATGAGATGGCAATGGCTCAACTCCAGATTGAGCGTGAACTGGAGCTACGCAAGGCAGGCTTTGAGGCCCAGCAGCGGGTGGAGGAGATCAAAGTAGAGGGCCAAGCCATCGAAGCCGAGGCATCAGAACGGGCCGCGCTCTACGCACACGACATAGCCATAGGTCAGGGTGCTAGTCAGTGGATGGTCAACCTGCGATCCGGTGTGCGCCCGATGCTGACCTATGGCTTCTTCCTGTTGTTTGCGTTTGTTGAAGTCGGCGGCTTTATTTACGCTTGGCATCGGGACATTGCCTTTGATGTGCTGATTGCAAAACTGTGGGACGCCGACACCCAGATCATCTTTGCAAGCATCATCAGCTTCCATTTCGGTGGACGGGCGTTCAAGGGGAGCAGGGATTGAAGGTCTCCGACCGCTGCAAGGAGATGATCAAGCATCACGAGGGAGTGCGGCACAAACCATACCGCTGCCCAGCAAGGCTTTGGACAATAGGAGTTGGACATGTTTTATACCCCGATCAAGGTCGTTTACCTCTGGATCAGAGAGACGCTTACCCGCTTGCACCAGAAAACCAACGCACGTTTTCAGGAGCCGAAGTAGATGGGCTCCTTAGCGCTGATCTCCGCCGATTTGAAGCTGGCATCGCCAAACTTTTTCCTGTGGTGCTTACCCAAGGTCAGTTTGATGCTCTTGTCAGCTTTAGCTTTAACCTTGGTTTGGGAGGAGTTCAGCGATCAACCCTCCGTCAGAAGGTTCTTCGGGGCGAGGTGGAAGCGGCTGACGAATTCTTGAAGTTTACACGGGGCGGGGGTAAAATCCTCCCGGGGCTGGTCAAGCGCAGAAACGATGAACGCGCCCTTTTCCTATCATAAGGTTGACAAATGACTACGCCTGCCGCC